ATATCTGTCCTGCGCCCGCAGCGGGACAAACCCGTCGGCGTTGGGAGCCGTGGCCGTTGTGAAGGTTACGGCCTCGCTGTGAGCGCCGCGCGTCCCGATTTGCAACGTGACTGAGCCGCCGCGATGGTATGGGTAGGCGCGGGTCATGATGGTCTGGTGGCCCATTGCGAGGCCAGTCTCGCCGGTCTCGATGGTGCCGGGCAGCGGGTCGCCGGTGAACGCAAATATCTTGCTGCTCTTTGCGCCACCAAACAGAAACTGCCCGCCTTTATACAGAGAGCTATCAAGCGATGCCGGCAAGGCGTCGATGGACGACGATATTTGGTCGAGACCCTCAAGGGTGTAAGCCGGGGTAAAAAACGGCGCAATCAGTTCTGCGTTGACGTTGGCTATCGACCACCGGCTCAATGCGTAGTTGTAGATCAAAAGCCGATCAGGCGTATTGTCTAGGCTGTTGTTTGAGACGTATGACCAAATGGCAAGCTGCTGCTGCGGGTCAACCGTCGATGTCATCTTGTCGAAAAACGAGGCGTTGGCGTCACCAAAGAAAAACCTGTTTACCTTCTCGGCGCCAATCGGCTGTGACCGCTCGCCGGTAAAGGCGTAGAAGCCATCATCAGAGAGATAAAAGACGCTGTGGCCAATGTTGCAGACTGAGCCGGGAACCTGACAGCCGCGCGCTGTCTCGACCTTGTCAAACTGCCAGACCAGCGGCAGGCCTGTGTAGGTTGCCCGGACGATGGCGCGCTCCATCAGGATCGTGCAGTATTCGCCGCCGACGATGCCGGTGATCGCGCCGGAGTCGGGGATGTCCTGAAAGTCCGATTGGTTCGTTCCGCTCGTCCAGCTTGTCGCGTCGTTAAACCCAGACCAATAGCAGCGGTATGGCTTGCGGCTACCTGACACATCAATGTTTGCAACCCAGACGAAGTCACGCACGACGGCGATAAAGTCACCCTTCGGCGGGCTGCCGGCTAGATTGCCAAACGTGCTGTCGGTGCCAAGCTGTAGCTTCTGAAGCTCCTCGCCAATGCCGCCAGCCGCGATGACTGTGTCGCCAAACTGGACAAACCGCCAGCGCTCTGACCCGGTCAGGTCATAGGCGGGAGAGCCTGCCTTGCTGACGTTGTCGAGCGTCGAGCCTGTCTGGTTGAATTTATACAATTTGCCTGCGTCTCCGGCGAACAGACTGACCTGACCGTCGTCTGCTTTTGACGCAAATATTCCAAGGATTGCGCTGTCTGCCGCGTTTGAGTATTCGACAAACTCGTTGATGCTTGTGTAGCCGTTAGCAGCCGGCACGACATTTGTCGCAACAGTGACGCCGCTGTTCTGAAAGTCGGGCTGATCTGGCAGCCATTCGCCAAACTGTATCATTGCTGCAACCAAACCTCGCTGCCGGTTGTTACTTGAGACCAAATCTCAGAACCCTCGGCGATGTCTGACCAAGTCTCGTCGCCTTCGCCGACCACGGTCCAGTCCTCTCCGAGTATCTTGCCGGTCATTGTAGCAGACAATGCGGCAGTAGCGGAACCAGCGCCCGCAAACGTACCCACAAACGCGCCTGTCGCGCTCGCTGACAGCGTCGCCGTGCCAGCAATGACATTGACGACGTTGGCCGAGCCGGTGGCCGCCAGTGACGCCGAGACGGAGGCACCCACACCGCGAAGCCTTGTGGCCGCAGTTGTCTCGGTGATTGCGATAGACACAGATGCGTCCATCTTGGCGGTCAGGTCGATTTGCGCTGCCACACTTGCCGCGCCAGTAACTGAGGCGGCGACGTGCTGTATTCTGTTCGCCGCCGCCGTGGTGGCCGCTGCCACATTAACGGATGCCGCTGCCAGTTCCTCGTGGAACACTTCGGCGGATGCCGTTGCTGTAGCGGCTATGCTCGCCGCACCCGCAACCTCAATCGCAAACTGTATGGCGCCGGTGGCCGTTAGGGCGACAGACGCGGCGCCTTGGCCAATCAGGACGCAGAGCCGGTCACCCGACCCAAGCTCGTCCATCGTGTAGCCGTAGGCGTCTAGCTGCTCGAGCGTACCCCAAGCATCTAGCTGCTCTAGCGTGGGGTTGCACCACGGCAACCCGTCAAGGTTGTCGAGGCTGTTCGGCAGCGCATCTATGCTGCCGGTTAGCTGCTCAAGAGTTGGGGTGTTGGTGGCCATTGGCTCACCTACGCCGCAGTAATGTCGAGATCACCCGCTGGGATTTTCAGGATGTCGCCAGACGCGATTGTTTTCGCCGCAGTGAACGCGCCGTGGATCAGCAGATTGCCCGACGAGGATGCGTCGAAAATGCCGAAGTGCGACACACTGCCCCAGCTTCCAGTCGCAGCCGCAAACTCGATTGCGCCGCTGTTGGATGTGGTGCCGGATGACGCTGCGCTGAACGTGGCCGCCACGCGAGCGTAGTTGCTGCCGCTCAGTTCGGTGCCGCTGTTGTCGTCGGCGAAGGAACCAGTTGACAGGCCGACATACACGTTTGATGGCATTGTGTATGACCCAACCGATAAAATGTGATCGAGAATTTCGTTCTCTAGGTAGTCGGACATTGCAGACATGAGTTACTCCTGTGCCGCTGCATTTTGACGTTGATAGATGCTGCTGATTTGCAGCGAGCCAGTGCCGTAATGAGAACGCTGCTCATCGACCTTGATCTCTTCGAGCGCCGTGGTGAACCGGCTCATGTACTGCCCGGCCCTAGTCTCGTCGAGCAGGTACGCATAAGCCTCAGCCAGCGCGCCGTATAGGTAGGCGTCCGGGCTGCGAGACAGCACGTTGTTTGTGGCGTTGCTGTCAGATAGCGCGACCAGCCCGCCGATATAGACGATCTCCGCTGTGTAGCCGCTGTCGGGGATCGGGCGCATCTTCATCTCGCCGCCAATGATGCTGAAGCCTAGAGGCTTGCCAGTGCCGGCGGATGGGTAGGCCTGATCGAGCGCGACGGGGCTGTAGTATGTCAGGACCGTGACCGGGTCGGTGGTCAGCTTAACCTGACGCACCTCGCGCATGTCCGTCGGCAGGGCGATGTACTCGTCGCCAGATGTCAGCGATGCGTTGGCTCTCTTCTCTTGGCTGCGCGTCTCAAGCTCGCGCGACATGCGCGCCTCAGCAAGCTGGATAAAGTTCGGGATTTGGTCGGTCAGGTCATCGCGCGCCAAAAAGTTGGCGATGGCCGTCTTTAGCTCGCTGTAGGTGCTTATGCTCATATCCGTCCGCCGCCTGTCCTAAAGTCTCGGTTCTGGTGGTCGTTCAGCCAAGCCTTCCACGCCTTTGGATTTTCACGCGGCGGGCCTAGCGTCTGTAGGAGGTGATTATACACGACATTCGGTATTTCAGCCACATGCTGCATGTGGCGCTGCGTATTGCCGATCATCTCGCCCTTTTTGGACTCGCCGGACATCTGCTTGTTGATTTTTAGTAGATCGTCGAACCGCTGCTTCTGGTGGATGATGGTCGAGCCGTCGCTGGCCTGCTCCATCGACACTTCCTTTTTTGTGTGCGGGTCGGTGTAAAGATAGCGTTTCATGCTTTCCCCTTAAAAAGAGAGGGGGCAGTTGCCCGCCCCCTCGTTAGTCTTAGGAACCTGACAGGTCGAAGATACCTGCATGTGCCTTTGGCGCCAGAACCTTCAGCGCCCACTCAGTGATGAGCATTGTGGCCTGTGAGTCACCTGTGTCGCCCATATCCTTCTCTTGGAAGTTACGACCATTGAGTGTGCAGAGTGATGCAAACTCAGGGTCGAGGAGGAACATCTTGTCGTTAGACATGAAGCGTGATGGGGTCGCCTCGACGGTGCCGAAGTCTGTGAGGAACACAGAAGTCGAACCGACGTATGCAACTTCCTTGGCTGCTGTCATGTTCACGTCGTTGGAAACGAGGTTTCCTGACGCTGACAGATCAGAGAAGTTCGCGCGGTTAGTAGCAGAAGCCAGCATCATTGATGGGTTTCCGCCGTCTGTCCACGCATCCTGCATTCCGTCCTCAATCAACGCGAGCGTCAACGCACGGTCGTCACCGTCGGTGACCGTGTCTGTGCCTGTACCGGCTGAGAATGCGCCTGAACCTGCACCAACAGAACCGTTAGTGATCCAAGTCATCAGTGAAGCTGACTTGCGTGGCTCAGAGCCAGAGCGGGCCACGTTAGTGTCCGTGATGCTCTTCTCGATGTCGCGGCGTAACTCTAGTGCCTTACATTTTGTTACCGCTGGCCTGTTTATGACCAACTTCTACGGCTTGTGGTCAGGTTATACCGTAGATCAGACTATATCTTCACTTTCGTGTTGGGCGCTCGTGGGCAGATTATTCTTTCGTCACCGCCTAGTCGTTGAACCTTCACCAGCCCTCAGCTTTCGCTTCCATCTGGCGCTTGGATGCTGATTACCCGCCTCCGGGCTTCCCAGCAATTCACCCAATTTTTTTCCTGAACCAGTCAGACTGCAATCTGATTTAGAACAGGGGAACCATTGAACAGTTTAGTTCCACTGGTAGCAAATACCTTCTTGGAAATCTGGTGGTAGTTGCCCACGCGTGATGTTGGGGTTGCGGCGGCTGTAGAAGTCGTCGCACCTTCATTGTGGTAGTTAGTCGCTGACGCTGCGGTCAACTCCTGTACCTGCCACTCAGTAAAGATACCATTGCTGGTCTCTTTTTTTACGTTGCTGAAAATCGGTGTTTCAGCAGGGTCGCCTTATACCCCAGCCTTTCGGTGGGAGTGGACTATATCATCACCCCGGTTTGGGGTGCTGGGCGCTCTAGCCTGTTATTAAGGGGGCTTTACCCCTCAGGTAGTCTCTGAACCTTCCCCCGGTGTACCGAGGGCTTGGATGCTGATTGCCATAGCTTTCGCCTTAGGGTTCCAGCAGTTCACCCAGTTTAGACCGCACCTACCCTATCTAATGCGGTATATGATATCGGCGAGCTGTTCGCGCTCACCAATAGCCGCTCCTGTTGCAAAAGTAGTCATTTTATTTTCTCCTCGGGCTACCTGCCCATCAGATAATTTACGGCAGCGTCGACAGTTCCGGCGTCTTCAAAACGCTTTCGTGCCTCACGCTGAGAACGGGTAGCAACTTCTCGCTTGGTCTTCGGGCGTCCTGCCTTAGCCATCTTTGGCGCCTGCCGGGTGCGTTTTTTGGCGGCGGGTTTCTTCGACTGAAGATTGTCCCACTTCCACGCCTTGTAAAGCAATTCGATAGCCCGCGCGTCAGACGCGTTGGCGACCTCTTCTTCACTAAACCCGATGC